GGGGCTATTTCCGAAAGAGTGTATCGAGAAGCAGAACAGTTTACCAAAGACTATTTTGATGAGAAAAAAGAAGTTCGCTTAGAGAACAGAGCGTTTGTGAATAGATTTTTGGAACATTTGGCAAATTATATATGCTACGCAAAAGACGAAGAACTTGAAAAACGCAAGCAAAGAAAGTTTGAAGAGAGAGATGTAATAAATAATAACCTAATAGCGGGAGGTGGGGACGGTCTGCGGGCTGATTCAGAATCTCAGGCTAAAAACGATATGAAGATTTATTTTGAACAAAATAATGAACAGTCATTCACTGGAAATTACAAGAAAAAGAAAAAACAGGTAATATCGTCAAAAGACGTTAAAAAATCGGAAATATTGCAACAATATCAACAATTTCGCAAAAATATCCTAAATATTAAAAGAAATAAGCATTTGGAAAGTAAGGAGTTATATGAGATAAACAAAGCGCTTGGCGGACTTAGAGATGATATGATATGGATTAAAGACATGGAGAACGGAACTATATATTTTAAGTCGCCTTTAATGGATAGCGGCAGCAGTAAGAGTTCATTATTCGTAAAAGACACTTGGGATTATATGGAAAAGAATTATAGTGATGATGAATTAAAGTGTGACTTCTTTGACCCAGACCATTATGATACTATTTTAAAGGTTTTGCCATTTAATAATTTATCTGATAATTTGCGAGGAATTTATAAGAGATTTGAAATGCTTGAAACTTATTTAAATTTGAGCGATGATAAACATAAGATGTTGGAGGTGCTAAAAGAGGGTAAAAGTATAAAATATGATAAGTTATTTTATAAGTCAAGTGTGCGTAGAGATTTAATTAAGAATAATAAAGAGGCAGTATATGATTTAAAAAGTTTAAAGAATAAACTTGGATGGACTTATAAAAAAACACAAGAAATGTATTATAGATTACAAAAAGATTGCTACGATGCATTTATAGAAATGTATGAGGAAGAATTTTACTATATGTACATTTGTAAAGGCAAATACAAACAATGTTCAAAATGTGGTGAAATAAAATTAGTTCAAAGGTTTGGAATTGACAGCAGAAATAATGATGGATATAAGAGCATTTGCAGGAAATGCGACGCAAAAAGCAAAAAATAATGATGTTTACACGATTTTATAAGACAAATGTCACATATTTTGCTACTATATATTATAGGAAGGTAAGTAATTATGACACATGAAGAATTTGTAAAAAAAGTAAATAAAATATTTCCAGAAATAGAAATATTGGGGAAATATAAAAATTTAAGTTCAAGAATATTGGTAAGAGATAAGTATGGAGATTTAAATGTATTAGCTGGCGGGCTTATAAATAAAAGCAAGCCAACTATAAGAACAGCTTTAAATAAAGATGATTATTTTTCTAACAAAGCCAAAGAAGTCCATAAAAATAAATATAATTATTCTAAAGTAAAATATAAAAATTCTTTAAGTAAAATTTGTATTATTTGTCCCGAACATGGAGAATTTTGGCAAAGACCATCAGGGCACTTATCTGGAATGGGATGCTCTAAATGTGGTGATTTGACAATTAAGAATAAAATTTCTTATAATAAAAATAAATTTGTTAAAAAATCAAATAAAGTTCATAATTTTAAATACGATTATTCTAAATCGAACTATATAAATAATAAAACAAAAATATGTGTAATTTGTCCAGAACATGGGGATTTTTGGGTTAGACCAGACCATCATATGCATGGTCATGAATGTATGAAATGTTATAGAGAAGGTTTGAAAATAACAAAAGAAGAATTTATTTATAAATCTAAAGAAATACATGATGATAAATATATTTATAGTGAAATTAAATATATTGATTACGATACTAAGGTTAAAATCATATGTCCTTTCCATGGCGAATTTTGGCAAACGCCAAAAAATCATGCTTCTGGTGCTGGTTGTTCTAAATGTAATATTTCATATGGAGAAAAAAGAATAGAAGATTGGCTAAATTATAAAAATATTATATATATAGTTCAAAAATCTTTTGAAGATTTAAAAAATGTTAATAAATTATATTTTGACTTTTATTTGCCAGAATATAATATATGCATAGAATACGATGGACAACAACATTTTGAGCCGATAGAATTTTACGGAGGCATCGAGGCTTTTAAAAATAGAAAAATAAGAGATAATATAAAAAATAATTATTGCAAAGATAATAATATAAAACTAATTAGGATACCATATTATGATTTTGACAATATAGAAAGTATACTACAGGAGAGTGTTGAAAATTAGTCAATTTGTTTTAAATTTAGACCAAGCAAAAAATTGCGGATGGGCAGTATATGATAAAAGTACAAAAAAATTAGTAAACTATGGAGTAAAAAGTTTCCAAAAATATAAAGATTATGATGAGGCTATACACGAATTAAAATTATTCATGATAACCTTAATAGAACAATATGAGCCAGAAGTGGTAACAATAGAAGAAGTACATTACAGCAGAAATAAAAATGTTTATCATAAGCTTTCTAAATTACAAGGCGTATTAATAAATTGTTTAATAGAAAAAGAGATTGATTTTGAAATAATAGTTCCTTCGGCGTGGAAAAATTCATTAGATGTCGCCAAAGGTAATAAAACAAAGCGTAAAGAGGAAAAAGAAAATTCGATTAAATTCGTAGAAAATGAATTTGGAATTTCAGTCGATAATAATACCTCTGATGCAATTTGTATGGGATATTATTATTTAAATAAAAAGTAGGCTTTTGGCTATTGTGCCCACCGGTAAAACAATAGTCAATAATACATAAAGGAGAAGTTCCTTGGCTAAAAATAAATATGATGCAATAATAAATTTCAACGACGATATGTCAGCCGAGAATGTGACAGGTTCTTGCACTTATTTAGAGTTGCCGAGTACGAATGTGCTTTTAGAGTGCGGCTCATATCAAGGCAAAGGTTTAAAAACAAACTACAAAATAAATAATAGAAATTTTAAATTTAAAGTAAAAGATATAGATTATGTCATCGTTTTTGATAAACATCAAGACCATATTGGATTAATTCCTAGGCTTATAAAAGAGGGTTTTAATGGAAAAATAATAGCACCAAAAGGCAGTATAGATATAATGAAAGAGATGTGGTTAGACTCTGCATATATAAATAAAAAAGATGTTGAATACTTAAGCAATAAATATAAAAAGAAAAAATATAAACCAACTTATACAGAACAAGATGTTTATTTGGCACTTGATTATATTGAAGAATATCCGTTTAATAAAAGGATAGATATTAATAAAGATTTCTCATTTGAATTTTTACATAGTGGACATATAATAAATAGTGCGTCTGGTGTGATTTATTTGGATAAAGGTCGCAAAAAGATATATTATACATCTGATATGGGTTCTGAATTAACAACAAGCTATTTTGCAAATAAACTTGAAAAAATAGAGAATGCAACCGTTGTAATATCAGAGGCTACATATTCTGACCATAATAGAGTAATAAAACCAGAATACAAAAAAGACGATATAAATAAAATGAAAAATATAATTAGTTCGGCTATCGAACAAAATGGCAAAATACTTATACCAGCATTTAGTTTAAATCGTACACAAGATGTTTTGATGTTTTTATATGAAAACGGATTTACTAAAGAAATTGATGTTTATGTTGACTCGCCATTATCGCAAAGGGTTAGTAAAATATACAAACAACAATATCCAGAATTTGACAAAGCATTTAAGAACGCAAAATGGACATATTCCAGTGATGAAAGTAAAATGATTGCGAGGTTAAAAGAGCCTGCAATAATAATATCGGCAAGCGGTATGTGTGAGGCAGGAAGAGTGGTTCATCATTTACAAAATATGATTAGAGAACCAAATAACCATATAGTTTTTTGTGGATTTTCAGCTGGCAATACATTAGCTGCTAGAATAAAAAATCCTGATACCAAAACAATTACTATACATAAAAGAATATATAAGAAAAATGCTAACATTGTGGAGTTAAAAAGTTTTTCATCTCACATTCAAAATAAAGAACTAAAAGATTATTTATCGCAAATTAATTGTGAGACTATAGTTCTGAAACATTCTGAACAAGAATCTAAATGTATGTTTGCGAAAGAGTTGCAACAATATTTAGATTTTAGATGCAACACAGCTAATATAGTGTGCGTAGATAAAAGGACTAAAATCAAAATTTAGGAGGATATCATGGTTAGATTTAAAGGTTATATAGATGGTAATTACATTGAGTTTGAGGGCGATGGCGATAAATTTTTAGAAATAGTAGATGCCATTATGGCTCAAACAGAACATTCTATTTACACATATGGAGAATATGATAACAATAATAATTTTTGGGATAATAATAACCGTGATAGTTTTGAACTTTAAATAGATAAAAGGAGATATGAATATATGAGAATAAAACAAAATAAATTAGAACATAAATGCTCTGGTGAATTAATAGCATTTGAAGATAATTCAGTAGTTGTGCAACAAGTGAAAAGAGATTCTATTGAAGAAGATAGCGTTAGCTTGACACAATTCATAGATGATTTAAAAGAATTTTGCTCTTTGCATGAAGGTGAAGATGTAAATATAAAATTGACTGCAACAGCAAAAACTGAGTAGGTGGTTGAATGTTCGAGAGAAAAAAAGGCGAATCGAAATTAGACTATACGCTTAGGCTTGTAGGTAAAAAACTAGAAGATGGTGACAAATATTTAGACTGGCAAGATATTGTAGATTTAGCTGGTTGGGATTGCCATTATGATTCTCTAAGAAAAGCAATGCAGCCGTCAGAATTTGGTGGTTATGCAATTTACAAACATATGCTTGAAAGCGGCTATGAAGGCAGTGCAATAAAGAAATTAGAAGAAAAGATAAAAGAGTCTAAGATAGAAGTTCAAAAATTGCGAGATTTAAGGTCTGGATATAGAGAAAATCAGATAAGGAATACCGCAAGGAAAGAAGCTATATTAGAAGAGATAGCTTATTACACAAAAGATATAAAACCATTAGATATGCCAGATTTTAAACCTATTAGAAGTGGGGATATAAAATCTATTTTCGGTATAGCAGATGCCCACTACGGCAAAGAGCTTATAATAGAAGGTCTTAATGGTGAACCATTAAATGTTTATAATCCAGAAGTATTCGAAGAAAGAATGGAAAGATTATTGCAAGAATATATAAATATAATAGACGAAGAAGGAATTTCAGAAATTGTATTTGTTGATTTGTCAGACTCTATAGAAGGGGTTTTGAGAGCATCGTCTTTGCAATATATTAAATATGGAATTATAGAATCGGCTATCAAATATGCTGAATATATGGCTAATTGGATAAACAAATTAAGTGAATATGTTGAGATAGACTATTATAGTTGTTTGGGAAATCATTGTGAATTAAGAACTCTTAATAGTAAATCTGGTGAATTCGCTAAAGAAAATATGCAATATGTGATTGACAAAGTTTTGAGCGTGGCACTATCTAACAATGATAGAGTAAAAATCAATCAAACTAAAGCAATACAATATATAGACATTGATGGATTTAGGATTATGGCTACACACGGTCAAAATGAAAGAGATTTGGTAAAGTCGGCAAAAGAATATAAAGAAATATATGATGTGAAAGCAGATTTAATGATTTCTGGTCATTTGCATAATTCAAAACAAGAAACTGCATCTCTACATACTAAATGCATACAGTTTCCAAGTTTAATAGGCATTGATGATTTTTCGATGAAAATAAAAAAGACAGCTAAACCAGAAGGTAAGGCTATAATAAAAAAAGGTAAAAGATTAGTAAATATAGATATAGAAATATAAATAATATGAAGAAGTGATGTGATTATATGGCAAAGAAGAAGAAAAAAACAGAAGTTGACAAGTTGCTTTGTACAAGATGTGATAAAGTAACTATAAATAAATCCAATGCATATGTGAGCTACTCATTTTTTGCTGTGGATGGCAGAATGCCAATATGTAAAAGTTGTGCTATTGATATTTATTTAAAATATTATAACAAACTTAAAGATGAAAGGCTTGCCATTTTTTACACATGCAGAAAATTAGATGTTCCGTTTATAGAGGACATATATCAAGCAGCAGTATCTAATAGGCAAACTTATATAGATAAAAACTTAGACGATAAAGATTATAGACCCGAACCATTGTTCAGATATTATATGTCTAGGATTTATAGTGGTATGGCGAAACCATTTGGTGACCCAAAAACATTTGATGATGGTTCGCAATTTACAGATATAAATGGTAAAATATTGGATAAAGACGACTTAAAGAAAAATGAGATAGAAATTAATGAAACAAAGATAAAAGAATTAGTTCAAAAATGGGGTCATAATAGCTCTATGAGAGTAGAGGACTATATGTATCTTGAATCACAATATGATGAAATGGTTGAGTCTTACGGTGAACCAAAGGACTATTCAAGTAAAATGTATTTTAAGGATATAGCAATGACTGCTCTCGACATAAAGAAAATGAGAGAGTCTGGTGGCAGTATTGAAAAACTTATAAAGATGAGAAATAAACTTATAGATGATGCAAAAATAACGCCAATAGACCCTAACTCAAAAGATAAAACACCGCCGCTTGGCGTTGTAACTAAAATGATAGAAAATAACAAGCCTATAACAACTCAAAGCAGTAAATATAAAGATGTTGATAAATTCAATGAATTATCGTTGCAGATTGCTGGTCAATTAGCAAAGATGGAAGGCAAGAAAAATAATATAACAAAGGCATATGATGAATGGCTAAATAAAAATGCCGTTGATTTTGAAAAAATTCAAAAAGAAATACAAGAAGAGAATGGGGGTGCTGATTAGTGGCATTTATACCAAATCAAAAATTGACATATGAAGAATACACACTCCCAAAATCAGTAAACATGCAACAACAATATGAATTGTGGATTGCCTACTGGCGTGAAAATCCACATAGATTTGTAAAAGAGTATTTAAAGATAGAAAGTTTAAAACCATTTCAGGAATATATATTATATGAAATGATGCATAGCCATAACTTTATGTTTATAGCAGCTAGAGGTTTAGGAAAGACTTTTTTGGTTGCATTGTTTGTTGTTGTAGTATGTATATTGTATCCTGGAACAAAAGTAGTAGTAGCCGCTGGTGAAAAATTATTTTTTTAAGAGGTGTATTGTGAATAGACGAGAATGGACAAATAAAGAAATTAAAATTTTAAAAGATAATCATGGGAAAATGACTCATAGAGAAATAGGAAAGTTGTTAAATAGAACAAGAGGTTCTGTTCAATCAAAATCATTAAAATTGGGATTAAAAAATAATAATAATATGTCTAAAATATATAAGTATAATAAAGATTTTTTTACTCATATAAATGATGAAAATTCTGCATATTGGCTTGGATTTTTATATGCTGATGGAAATATTAGTGAAGGCAATAGGAGAAAAAGGCTAAATGTAAGGCTATCAAAAAAAGATATAGGTCATTTATATAAGTTTACAAATGACTTGAATTCAAATATACCAATAAATGAATATAAATCCAAAATAAAAAACAAAGAATATGATGCATGTTCTATTACTTTAAATTCAACAAAAATATGTAATGATTTGATTAGTCATGGAATAGTACCTAATAAGACATATATGGATGATTTTCCTTATATAAAAGATGATTATTTGTTTATTCATTTTCTTAGAGGCGTATGGGATGGAGATGGATGTATATATTATGAAGATTATTTTAAAAATAGAAATTTTAGAGTTTCTTTAGAGCTAACATCTAATAATAGTAAGTTTTTAAAACATATAAAAAAAAGATTAGCTGATTTTAATATAAACAGTAATATATATAAACATGGAGAAAATGAATGTTTAAAAATATTTAATCTGGAAGATTGTAAAAAAATGTGCAATTTAATTTATAAAAATTCTAAAGTCTATTTGGAAAGAAAATACAAAAAACAAAAAGAAATAATTAACGCCTAGCAATATAGAAATATATTGTTGTAATTGGGCAAAATCGGTGAAAGCTGAAATGCCAATACCGAGGTAAGTAGATATCACTACAACCGTAACGCATAGATAGTGAGCGATATGATAGCAATAATCTATCCAAGAGTGTCCAACACCTTAATATATATTATGGTGAAAATGTATGCTGAACTTATACGAATATTAAGTATAAGAATCATAAGATAAAAAGCTTATGAGATAACAAATTGGTTAAAACACAGGCTATGAAGATTGTAACAGAGAAAATGCCAGAATTATTAGATATGTCTCCCATACTTAAAGAGGAATTGAAGGGTGATATGAGAACAAATATGAACGATGATAAAGCAAATATTGAATTTTTAAATGGTTCTTGGGTTAAGATTGTAGCATCTAATCAGGGCGCAAGGTCTGGTAGAGCAAATCTTTTAATATTAGATGAATTTAGAATGATAGAATATGACGTTTATAGTCAAGCTCTTAGAAGAATGAAGGCTAATAGACGACATCCAAAATATTTAAACAAAGAAGAATATCAAGATTATATAGAATTAGAGAAAAATAGACAGATATTTCTTTCGTCGGCATGGTATAAACACAACTGGTCTTATGCTCATTTTATAACTTATTTAGAAAAAATGAGAGAAGATGATTATTACAGCGTTGTTGCTTTGCCATATCAAAAGTCAATAGAACATGGATTTTTAACAGAAAGAGATATAAAAGAAGAAATGGAAGAGAAGAATTTCTCACCTATAACATTTAGTATGGAAATGGAATGTTTGTTCTATGGTCAGAATGAAAACTCTTTTTTCCAATTAGATGATTTAGAAAACAATAGAAAGATAATTGAAGCTATATATCCAAAAGATGTATATGATGATTATGGCGGAAGAAATTTTAAGCCAAGACCAAAAGATAGTGGCGAACTAAGAATAATCTCAGCCGATATTGCGAGAATGTCTGGAAAACAAAATGACGCAAGTGCATATACACTTTTATCATTAAGACCAAATTCTCAGGGTATATATAAAATATACGTTGAATATATGGAAACAATGGTAGGTGGTCATAGTAGAATACAGGCTCGAAGGATAAGGCAATTATATGATGATTTTGATTGCGATTATATTGTATTAGATATTTCAGGTCAAGGTTCATCTGTGGCAGATAGACTTATCGAACCTATATTGGATAATGAAAGAGATAAAACATATGAAGGTCTTAAATTTATAAATAATGAAGAAATAAATAAAAGTGCATCGCCAGATGCTGAAGAAAGAATATTTGCTATGCAAGCCACAGCAGATTTAAACAAGCTTATGGCTAATAATTTAAGAGATTATATGAAGCGTGGTAAAATTAGATACTTAATTAATAGCAATGATTGTATAAATTATCTAAGCAATATAAAAGGTTATTTTGATTTATCACTAGAAAAACAGGCAGAATTGCAAAAACCATATATACAAATTGATAATTTTGTAAATGAGACAATAGCATTAGAATTACAAGTAACGCCTAGCGGTGTTGAGAGATTAGTAGAGCCAAGAAGCGCAAGAAAAGATAGATATAGTTCTTTAACATACGGTGTACATTTTTTAATAGAAAAAGAGAAAGAATTATCTAAGCCTCAAAATAATGAGGACTGGGATAATTTTATGTTGTTTTAAAAAGAGAGGTGAGTGAAATAAGTGGAAAAACAAATAGCATTTGATAAAATTTTTAACGATAAAGAGTATTTTGTACAAAACGCAATACCATATTCTGCAAGATATGCGAAAACGCCATTGAATCCTTTAGTTATGCAAAGCTATATAAGCTATACGTCAACGCAATATAGCAATGACGATATTAAAAAGTTGCTTAAAGACCCTTTGCAAAATTATAAACAACTTCAACGTGTGTCTGAATATCTTGAAAGTACAAATGCTTTTTATACTAATATTGTTTATTATTATGCAACCATACTCACCTATGATTATATGATAACTCCTATAAACGATTATAAGATTGGTAACGATACTTTAAAGAGTAGGTTTTTAGAAGCTGCTAAAATTGCTAAAAAGACACAGATTCAAAGTAATTTCGCGCATATGATGTATAGGACGTTACTTAATGGTGAAACATATTGGTATGATTTAAGCGATGATAATAACACAATATTCAAAGAAATACCAAGTAAATTTTGCAGAAGAGCATTAGTAGATGAAGATAATTTATGGCGATATTATATTGATTTTAAACAAATAGACCAGCACGAAATAAGAGAAATGCCTACTGAAATAAGAATGGCATATAAAAATTATGTTGAGTCAAACGATAAAAAAAGCACAAAGAAAATAAGAGACTTAGATATAGAAATACCAAAACATTTATATTTAGTAAGCAAAAAAGGGTTTTCTATTTCTTCAAGGCTTACATTTGAACAACATGATTATCCTTTCTTTGCTAATATGTTTGTTGATTTAAATAGTTACGATTCTGATAAAGAATATTTTAGCAATTTCTTAAAATCTGATAATATCAAATTGGTTCATTTTAAAGTTCCAATAGATAAAAATACTGGTAAACCAATAATGGATTATGATAAAGTTCAAAAATATCATGACGCTGCCAACTCAAACACTTCTGACGCAGTTGCGGTAATAACCAACCCATTTGATGTTGAGGGTATAGCCACAGATAAGGCAAGTCAAAACGCAATAAATGTTTCTGAAAATGCAAGAGGAAACGCATCATTTAGTAGTGGCGTTAGTGAAACGATGTGGAATGCAACTACAACTAATGGTCTTAAATTCTCAGTTCAGGCTGATGCAAGTAAGGTTAAACATATAATGTCGTTCTTTGATAATCTTATGAACTATAAACTAAAAGAAACAAAAATGGCTTTTAGTATAGATAGAGAAATTACTTGGTATAATAAAGAAGATGTTTATAAAACAAGAAAAGAAGCTTTAGGAATGGGAGATTTATACTCTGGATGGATTTCAGCTGGTGCTTATGAGCCATATGATGCTATCAAGATAGCAGAAATGGAAGATGCACTTAATTTTAGAGATTTATTTAGACCTAAATTATCTGCTTTTCAACAATCGGGTGATGGAGAGGTCGGTCAAGGAGCACCAGAAAAAGATGATAAAGCTGATGTGACAGAAGAAAATCAGCAATATAAATAAGGTGGTAATATGAAGAAATATGTATGCACAATAGACGAAGATTATAGCAAAAAATTAATGGCAAAAGGCTATTATTTAACCGACACATATACTATGGACAATAAGAATGTTTTTGTGTTGATACCACCTAAAGGCACAAAAAATTATGATAAATTAGACAAAAGCAAATGCTTTTTTACTAATAAAAGATATTTTAAAGGTGGTGAGTAAATGAGTGAAGTTCTAAAATTTGAATCTCAAATAGACGTTAGCAATTTAGAAAAACTTAATGATGAATTTTCAAAAGCTGAATGCAAAGTTATGTATGTTGGAGCAAATAGGAATATGTCATATATAACAAAAGAGTCAGTTGAAAATGCTTTAGGCACTATATATAATATACCAGTAATAGCCGAAGTCTTATATAAAGAAGGCGAAGATAAAGATTTTGGTACACATGGTGGTAGATTGGTAATAGATAGTAATGGTGCTAGAATTGAACAAACTACAGTTCCTTATGGCGTTGTTCCAGAATCTTGTAATCCTAGATGGGTTGAAGAAGGAGACAAAGAATATCTTGTTTGTGATGTATTTCTTTGGACTGGTAGGTATGATGATTTAGAAATATTACTTAATGACGAAGAAAAACAACGACCGCAAAGTATGGAGATTATGATAGGTAGTAGTTATATAGATGACGACGAATATGAAGTCATAGAAGATTTTTCATTTTCGGCATTAACTATTCTCGGTGCAGATGTTGAACCTTGTTTTGAAGATGCAAGAGTAAAAATGTATGAAAGAGACATCTTTAAAGAAGAATATGAAAAATTATTTAATTTATATAACAAAATCAACAAGGAAGGAGGAGAAAATTTGGTAGACGATAATAAAAAATTCGTTTCCGAGGAGGACTTAATGTCCGAACCACCTCTTAAAGTTGACAAATCTAAAGACGCTTTATCCATGAATGAATGGGGCGATGTAGATAAGTCAGAACTTGTTAAAAATGTTATGAAAGCCGAGAATTTTAAATCCATAGCAGACGATGTATATATGCTTTTAGAAGAAGGTTGGGAAGAAGGCACTGAAGGTGCTTGTAAATACCCAGTAATGGAACTAAAAGAAGATACATTGGTTTATAATAGATATGGTTTAGCTTCTGCTTTAGCATATGCCAAAGGCGAAGATGAAACGTCTGTGGTAAGTAAA